CAACTGTACTAAAGACTTCTGCTTCAATTTCCTGGTATACACGAGCACGGTCATTAACATCTACAGTTTTTGCATATTTGGCAAAAAGCGCATCTTTGCGCTCTACAGAAAAACGAGATTTGGCAAGGTCATCTTCAAGGTTCTTTAACTGTGACTCAAGTGTGTTCTTAACATCTGCAGCACTAACGCCACGGGCTGTGTCATCTTTAACGCCAGCCTTAAGTTGTGCCTTAATGTCATCAATCTTCGCGCTGTAGTTTGCTACCTGCTTGTCAGATACACCACGTACGCGAGAGAGCATATTGTCAATTGTTTGTACAGATTGGTTATCGTTAAAGTCAATCCATCCCTTAGGACGCTTGTAGAAAAATCCAGTTAGAACACGTGCACCCCAAGGGGCAACAGATGAAACATATGTTCCTGGAGCAGTTGCGCGTATGTCAATAAAACTTTGACTGTTAGAGAACTTCTGACGAAATGCAGAGATATTATCTATTGTTGGTACAACATTAGGGTCAAGTATAGCCTCAGCGGAAAGTCGCTTATGAATTTCTGCTAGTTCGTCATCATATTGCTTGATAAGAATATTTGCTGCATCAATATCTGTGCCATTATTTACTAAATCAAAAGTAAGGTTACCCGTTGCCTTGTCAACACCTGAACCCAGATACTTAACATCTGAAACTTCATCACGGAGTTTACCTAATTTGGTAGCAAGTATTTCGCTTGTTTCTGTAAGACGCTTGTATGCAACAGGGTCACCTTGAGCAGAAAGAATAATATCTGCTTTAAGTTGATGACGTAGCAGTTTATCTGTTTCTTTGTTTGCATCAGCAAGTAAACTAGATAATGAAGCAGGATTAGAAGATTCACGAATAGCCTTGACTCGGAATAGGTCAGCCTCATCCATATTGTCAGTATTTTCAAGAAACGACTCAAATGTAGCCTTTACCTTATTAGCCTTAAATCCAGTTTGTTCTCCAGCCAAGATAGCACGCAATTCTTTTGTGCCTTTAACTGCAGTAGAAATTCCCTTGTAAGCCTTGACTGCTTTACCTGCAAAGATAGTTGGGTCAATTACAAATCGAGCAACAACATCTGTACTCCAGGAACCTATGCGACCAACTGCTTGGTTGCTAAATGCTTCCTTGCGTTGGTTCTTATCAAAGATATCAAAGTCATTTGCTGCAAAAAGAATGTGGTCCTGCATAAACTTTTCTGTACCAGAAAGTTTTCCGCCACTAACAGTCTTAACAATTCCATTAAATACATCATCAAATGGGTCAACGACTTGACCGAACTGACGCATTACTGCTTGTCCAGGAGAAATGTTTCGAGAACCGTCCCAGGCTTTTTTTACTCCATCGACATTAAAACCACCCTGCCAAATTGGGTTAGTCTTTTCATCAAGAGTTAAACCAAATGAAACAGCCTGGCTTGCAAAGTTATAAGCCTTCTCCATACCAGCAAATATTTTTCCCCAGAAGCCAGGTTCTTTTGGAGCATTAGGGTCTTGGGTTTCTTTTTTTTCTATTTGAAATGCAGCAGTTGTACGTGCCATAGGAGGAACAGATGTTCCAAAATCTAAAGGCAGCACCAATGACTGAGGTTTTTTGTCGCTATTATAATATTGATTGAACGCACCAATAGTATAAAATGCTGAACCAGTTTTTGTTTTTTGCGTTGGTTGAAATGCCATTAAAGAGTAGCCCTTAACACTCTCACATAATTGCGGAAGGCTTGCGAGGAGTTAGGGCTCTGTGCTGCGACTTCGAGTGCTGGAAGATAAGAAAGCAAACGCTGCTTATCTTCGCTCGTGTCACCTGCACCAGGAAGTGTGAGTGCTTCTGGTCCTGCTCCTGGTCCCATAGCAATGCCTGTAGTTACTGGCTCTTCTGGTCGTTCTGTTGGAGCAGTAATTGGAGTTACTTGCGGAAGGTTGCTTGCCATTGAAATAGGTGATGCTGTTGTTCCAGTCAGTGATGGTGCTTTTGCCATAGGAGCAGCAGACTGTTGTTCTGCCAATGCTTGGTTCTGTCCATAGGCAAAACCTGTGTAGCCACGTCCTGATTGTCCGTTGCCGCCCATACCATTGACATTTGCTGGGTTGTACTGAGGTCCGCCGTTAGCGCCACCGCTGCGTCCTGGTTTTCCAGCCATTGTTTCTCCTAATTAATCTCTTGTTTAAGTATATGAAATGGAGCCGATGTTGCATTATTGTTAAGTGCTGCAATTCTCATTGCATCTAATACAGATGCCCCAGCGTGTAATGCACCAAGTGCATAATCTCCGCCTGAACCAATTGCATAAAAATTTGTGTCATTCATTGCTACCGCAAAGTCACTGTCAATTTCAAGTATTATTCCATTGATAGCAATAAGAATTTGTAATTCAAATTTATCGTCAGAACTGTCTGAACTTTTGAAATCAATTCCTGCTTCAATCAATGTTGCTTTAAGTGACGGTGCAACTTTGTTAATAACAAACTCATAAAGATTTTGTTTTGCTTTTGCATTTACAAGCGGTGGTTGCCATCCGTGAAGGATTACTTGTAGAGCACGATAGTCACCAGCACCCGCAATAAGGTAACTACCACGTTCAATTCCTTTTACCATCTTCGGGTGTGTGTAAATCTTTCCACCCTCTGCTACACGTGAATCACTTGCTATGACGCAACCATCTGCGTTCTGTACGCCTACGATTGTTGTCATTGTCCCTTACCTTTTTATCGACGTGTAGTTGTTCTTACTGATGCGTTTCCTTGCCCTGATGCACCACTGAGTGATGAAAGAAGACTTTGAATACTTGGTTGTTCTGCTTGTGCAGGAGCACCGCCGCCCATCATTTCTGGAGAAGGAGCGCCTCCTGCTGGAGCAGCCTCAGGAGCAGGGGACATTTGCTCAACCGATTGTGGTGCTCCAACAGGAGGGACCTGTTGCTGCGGAGCGAATGTGGCTTCAATTGCGTCTTCTAGTGCTTGACCCTTTTGACGAGCCTTGATAACCGCAGCAATCTTACGTACGACTTCAGAAGCATCCTGACCTTGAGTAGCCATCTGTGGAATTGCTTGTGTGTATGCCGTAAGTGAACCGAGTAGCGCACCGCGCATATCCTCAATTTCAATCTTTTCTAATTCTTGTGTTACGTTAACTGTAAATGGTAGTTCTCTCATTGCCATATCTCGGCTGATGAGTTTTCCTCCAAGTGCTTGAAGCATAAAGATAAGACCTTGTGCTGGATTAAGACCAGCAAGCATACCGTAGCGAACATCAGCAGAGTAATCATTCTTGATGTCTTTAGTTGGCTTGTAAGTAATTTCATAAGGTGAACCCGAATCTACTCCACGAATTGTTTTTTCTTGTGGATAAATTACTTCATCTACATTAAAGCAGATTTGAATAATGTCCCGAAGTGTTGCAGCAAAAATTGCTTGTGCTGATTTAACCTGTGTATCAAATGCTCCCATAAGAGCCTGAACGCCTTGACCAGTAACAACTGATTGGCTAATGTTTCCAGTACGAGATTCAGGATAGCGTGTACCAACACGAAGTTCTTGATTGAGAATATTCTGCTCAGTAAATGCACCCTGTGGAAGAGTAAGTTCTACACGACGTACACCTGCTGGGTTGGCTGTACGAATAACAGCATCTCCACCAAGTTGTAGTTCTTGCACATCTTGTGGAAGTACGATAGGTGCTTGTACAGATTTTTCTGCTGCTTCCATTGCAAGTAATGCAAATCGGTTACGCAGTAACTGGATACCAAGCACGTCATCAAACTGTCCACGTAGTTCACCATCAATAGATGGCTTACGTGCAACAACAACCATCATCTTACCAAGAGGGTTAGCAGCCTGAGAAAGAATTAAATTCTCTCTACGTGGTACATAAATTATAGATTGGTCTTTATCGTAATAACGAACCATCTCAATTGTTGCATTTAGGTCTTGCTTGTAGCCCTCTTGCCCAAGAAGTTCTCTATCATACTCTGGGAACTGAGATACTAGTTCACCAAGTGTCATAGAGTACCGCTTAGCAAATGCCACACAACGTCCATAGCGGTCAAATTCTGGGTAAGCCCCAATTGGGTTTTCTATGCGGATACGTGGCAGTTTTGCTTCATCGTCTAATTCAATAATGAAAGGGACGAATCCATATGTTAGATACCAGTCAGCGCCTGAGTACATATGTACCGCTAGGTCTGAGTGCTGGAAGTAGTTAGATGCAATGCGAGTGCGCTTGTCAGCAAAAGTACGAGCACGGTCAGATACCTGGTTGGCTGCAGAACAGTTAACCGCAGGAAGCGGAGCCATAACTTCGGATAAGTCACGTGCAACAATGTCAATAAAGTTTGCTACTACGTTGGCATCTACGCCTTCTGGAAAGAAATTAGGATAGACTTCAGCAATCTTTCCTTTACGGACAGCAAGTACGTCAAGGTTACGGGCATCACGTTCGTGATTACGGTAGCGCAGAGATTCAACTCTTGCTACTATTTGTTCTACTGATAATGCCATTGTTGTCCTAACGATTAAAGGGGAGAATTATTTCTTTTTAGCAATTTTACTTCTTCTTCTTCTTCTTTAGGTTTTGTCTATCAATTTCTAGTTGCTTCTGAAAAGAAATAGTTTCGGGAGACTCTATTGGAATAGTTCTAAATGCATACTTTAGTTTTTCCAAAAACGACTTTTGATTACCAGTTTCTTTGTAATCTTTAGTTACGTTTCTTCCTCCAGTGCCAGAAATACCACCTGTATTTCTTGCGACTAAATCGGCGCTGTAGCGTCTTGCTGTTGTCTTACCAGCAGCGCCAGCCTTAGCCTTAGCCCTTGGTGACATAGGCTTTGGTGAATATGATGTTGATGCCAT